TACATTCCCCTCAGTGCTCCCAAAGTCCTTATTGAACGCTGATTTCTTGGTAAAAACAGGTTCTGCTCCCAGCTCACCGGCTGTCGGCTTATTCGCTTCCGTATACACCCGATACCAATTTCCCCAATTATTGTAATAGTTTCTCATATACTTTTTGGGATTTGTTATTGCATATTCCGTTAACTCCTGGTATATACCAGCATGCTTACCAACAATCATAAAAAAAGCAGAGGCCGACGGACAATTGTTCAATGTGGCGGACGTTGCATTTGTTGGACAGGAATAAATTCCGGGAGCAGTAATTGTATTTAAATCTGCATTTGCAGTCAAACTATTAACATTTAAGTAATTTGCGTAAGAGGCCGTCCCTCCGTTTGCCGGCAACGATGCCGGAAAATCTGTTATTTGTGACTTCGTGTGGGTATGCACCGGCAGTGCAGTAAGTGCACTGTTCCATTTATCCATCAAGGCCTGGGTGATCTTATCCAGCACAGTTTTATTGGCATGGGTATGGTTCTGGCTCGTATCTACGTCGGCAGCCGTAATATATCCTGTATCATTGGTAAACTGTGACAGCTTTGCCGGCATATCCGTAATTTGGCTCTTCGTATGAGTATGTACTGCTGGCGGAAACGAAGATGGTATATTTTTAATATAGGCATCAGATGTCGAATCTTTTACAGCCCAGTCAGACTGTATATTAACTTCTGCACCGGCTGCGATCCCCATTAATTTTGTTTTTTCGGCCGTCGTATAGTCATTGGCCGACAATCCCTTTCCAGACACCTTGTCAACCTTATTACCGACTGTATTCCAGGCATCCATTAACGTCTGCGTGATCCCATCCAGAATACTTTTATTGGAGTGAGTGTGCTTTTTACTATCCGCATCATTCCAATTCGTTCGCTCCAATACGGTAATATGTTTGATCGTGTCACTCACATGGGTATATGCCATATTCCAGTTATCTGTCACTGCCTGCGTAATCTTATCAAGAATGGATTTATTGTTGTGGATATGTTTCCTGCTGTTCGCATCATCATAGGCAGCCTTGTCTTCTTTACTAAGAAGACCATCCACGCTATGAGTTGCTTTTGGTATCGCATTCGCTGAAATGGCAATCCATACCGTCCCATTCCACCTATAAGTATAGTCCGTATCCTTGACATTAACCGTCCAGCCATCCTCGGGATTCGGATAAACAGCGGCAATATCTGAAAAAGTATCAACCGCCTCTTTCCAGTCAATAGCCGTTTCCAAAGCGCTGAATTTATTATCCACCTCATTGCGGGAGTATTTATCGTCCCAGTTTGGTTTGTTGGCTGCAATCGTATCCCTGATAGAATTCTCTGTCGTAACTGCACGGGAGGTTTCTGACTTAATACTGTTTTGCAGTTCCAGCTCTTTCGTCTCCGCACGTGCCGCTTCTGCAGTGATATGATCCGCATTGGCCTTTTCAGCCGCCTTTGCCCTGGATACTTCCGACTGCATGTTTTCCGTCAGGACTTTCTCTGCCCCTTCCGCTCTAGCGGTTTCTACCTGCAGGTTTTTCGTCAGCTCCGCCTCTGCTCTTTCTGCCCGGCTCATCTCGTTGGCCAGATCCGCCGTTATCCTTTCCTCTTCCGCCGTTGCACGTTTCTCCTCTGCATTAAGCGCCGTCTGAGTTTCTACAGTCTTTTCCTGTACCAGGTTAATATCCTCTGCTTCTACAGTATCTCCATCGGTCTCATAACTGATATACACCACAGGTGCATCTGAATAAAGGCGGATACTCTTCTTCCATGGCGTCAGGCCAGGTGTTGAGAGTACATAGGACTCTATTCTCTTCCCCGTCAGTTTTGGGCCGGTCCATATGGACAGAGTAGCAGTATTGATGTTATCATGGGCCAGCAATGCTTCGTACACACCATCAACTGGCCCTACCTCCTCTTCAATTACATAGGTATTTCCCTCCACTTTATTCAGTTTCTCTGTAAAACTGCTAACCTCCATTACTGCATCACCTCCAGAATTACGGTTCCAGCAACTGCTATTTCCTTCTCATCCAATTCAATATTCCGCATCTGGCCATTCAGCTTTAACTCTGCAAAATCTTCCACCCCCGTCACACCAAGTAGCAAATTACCCGTTCTTGCCAGACTAACATAAGCAATATCAAATGCGCCGCTTTGCAGGTAATCTGTAAAATCCCTGAGAAAGAGTTCCTGCACAGTTCCCAGATTTACTCCATTTTGAAGCCTTACCTTTGCGGTCACACTGACGCTCTTTTCCACAGCAGAAACCACAGTCACATCTGCACCGATCGGCCGTTTTTCCTCAATATGCCCTTTTACCAGTTCAACCAGCTCTGTTCCGGCAGCCGAACGGTCTGCATCCGTAATTACCACCTTCACAGTACCAGGACCCTGAGCCAAAGGATAAATTTTTGCAGCCCCCACGCCGGGACATTCCATAGTCCAGTTATAGTAATCATATGCATTCCCACTGGTAGAAGGCTTCTGTACCTTAAAAAGAAATCGTTCTCTAAGCGCATCCGTCGTTTCTTCTTCATTTCCTTCAAGAAGTACCTCTGTTAACTCCGCATGTGTGAGGTCTGGAATATAATCAATTGGAATCAGAGTACCCAGGAATCGGTTCCCAATTGCTCCTGGCGTCTCACATTCCATACGGTATATCCTGTCGCTGATCTTTTCTGTTACGGTATAGTTCAGTGTCCCAAGTGAAAATCTTTTACCTGATTCAATATCTATGTTAAACTCCCCTTTTAACACAGCCCTCGTCGCCGGATAAGGAATGATACCCCACTCCGCGCAGCGCCTGATTAAGTTATCCCGGTCTGCAGTCCCGACAAAAACCTGTTCCAGTGCCCAATCCAACTCTATATACAGATTCTGCATTTCTACGGCCGCAGGCGCCATGGCGTCATAAATAACAGACCCTTCCCTTTTGTCCATGTAATCCGGTACGCGGTCCAGCATCCGATTTAAAATCACTTCATATGTTATATTCTCATACATTAGATTTCCACCTCCTTCTGCGTATCGACTGTTCCAAACTTTGTCTGTACTCGAAATGACACCAGCAGCTTTCTTCCCTTATTGGTAAATGAAAAAGCATCAACGCTTAAAATTCTGTCATCCCGCGTCAATGCTTCCCGTATCCTCTTTTTCAATTTCGACTTTGCCACTCCCAGAGACTTTCCAAATAATCCGTTCAATTCCACGCCATAATTCCAGCTATAAATCAGGCAGTCAAACCGTTCCGTATTAAGAATACAGAAAATGGTCTGTTTTACTGCTTCCAACCCATCCAACATTCCAGAAATACGCTTTATCTCTATTCCCTCTGTGTTATCAGAAACACCCATAACGTTTAACCTGTACGTTTTTGAAGGAATCTGTCGAATCTTAAAATCCTGTTTCAGAATATTACCTGTTTCCGGCAGCATGTCACACTCCTTTCTGCCAGCGGTCTACAACAAGATACCGCTGACCGCCCCGTTTCTGAATCAGCAGTACCTCGTCTCCGGCCGCTAACCCATTTTTAACAGAAACATTGACTTCCCCCATTCCAGGAATATCCATTGTCTGTATGTGGTCCGTCAGGTACTGGGGAACTATGAGCTGTGAGGCAGCAAGAAATGTATTTGGCCCCCATCGTATTTCCAGCGGCGCTGTTTTTGTCACAGTCCCCGACACAATATCGCAGGGATCCCCAGCCTCTACCGCTTGCAGGACAATCTTCCTCATGTTATCAATCCATTCTGCATCAGCCATTGATACCTACTCCTCTCAATCTTAAATCCATAGTATGGATTCCCTCATCAATCTTATGAGTCACTGATTCAATCAGCAGATAATTTTTTAATTCCATATCTTTGATATCCAGTAATACGGGGATCAGGCAGCCCGCACGCACCCTGACATCACCAAAGGCATCTTTTATATTCAGGCTCTTTGATGGCTGATTATAGAATTTCAAATACGTTTCGGCAATATTTTGACCATCCGCGCCGCTGTCAATCGATTCGTCATATTGCAAAATTCCCCATTTATTGATATTTTCGGTGTCTTTTGTCATATAGACTTCTCTTGCATTTGTATTATTATTTTCGCAATACACTCTGATCTGATTGTAGGTGCTGCTGTCAATACTGATTTTAAAGTCATAATCCTGCGCCGTCGTCTCATCAATTACAATATCCAGCTTCATATCTTCCACATTTTTTAGTGTCAGCTTTCCCACATCATCATACAGAACGTAAATCTTTCCAGTACGAATCATGGTTAAGTCGAGAGCATTTAGGATTACATCAAAAAGTGTGCTGTTCTTTTCATTGCGCTCCAGCGTCCAGCCGGTGTCCGTCAACTCTCCCGTCTGCAAGTGAAAATCACCTGCGATCATCCGAATTACTTCCCCTGCGGTAAGCCCCGTATAATTATAACTCTTCTTATTTTTCAGATACCGCAGCTGGTCATAAGCCGTTACCTTCACCAGCCCTTCGCTTCCCCACCCCCGCTCAAAGATGAAGCCGAAGAATACCGGCGTTCCATTTACATCCAGACGAACCGCATTACCCTCTTCAATCTTAAGCACATCATCAGGAATCAGCGTGAATGAACATTTTCCCGGCTGTCCCTTCCGCTCCATTTCCCAGCTGATACTCCCATCCACCACTGGTTCGTAAACTGTTCGATCATTCTGGATATATAGATGTACTTCCATCTGTTCCTCCTCCTTCTATAACGGCATAGTGAGAACCCAGCCAGGTTGAATTAAATTGGGATTGCTGATTTTGTCACGGTTGAGATCATAAATCTCCCGCCAACGGTTACCGTTACCCAGCCTTT